TTAATCTGTGATGGATTTGATTTGCTTAAAACCATCGCATTCGGTGCCGACATTCTTTCTATATGTGTGGTCTAAACACTTTACGCAAAATTCTATAGAATGTCGTCGGGTCCTTATTCACTCACACTTTTAGTCGATAAGAGTAATAAAGCACTTGTTGAAAAAGCCAAGGAATTTGGTGAACAACTTCTCAAGGCTTCGCGCACAATCGATCGGCGTCGTATTGGCATTATAAAGATTCTCGATCCTCGTGAACCACCTTCTATTTCTGATTTGGCGGTCCATTGGGAAACTCCTCACGGTTCCTGGCTTCCATGGTCTACCCTTTCTATGTTTCGTCTCAACTCTGAAACGTGGAGTAACGAATGGACCTACTTGAAAAGTCAATTCGATCTTGTTCTTGAAGATCTAGATGCCGTACCTATTATGAACTCCATTCATGAGATGTTTCTTAATAAAGATCCACTTCCTAAACATATGCCGCCGTTGCTAAATACGCAGGATTGCCCCTTTATCAGTGTTGTAACACTGGTACATAATCGTCCCAAGTTTGTCCAGAATGCTTGTTTTAACCTTCTTACCACCGATTATCCGAAAGAGAAGATTGAGTGGGTTGTTGTAGATGATTCAGAACCAGACCAGAGTGCCAGTGATCGTATCATTCATTTCCAACAAGCTTTTCCAGGAAAAGTGACTTACATTCCCCTCGTGAAAAAGGCACGTGTTGGCAAAAAGCGTAATCTGGGTGTTTCACGTGCCGCTCATGATATCGTGTTGATGATGGACGATGATGACCATTATCCTGTCACGAGTTTCCGTCGTCGTGTGGCGTGGCTTTTAAAAGATCGTGTACCACATTCCTGTGGTGTGTGTACCACCATCGCCATGTATGATCTTTTGAATGGTAAGAGTGCCGTCAATTCTCCACCCTTTGAACTCGGGGTTTCGAAACGTTGTAGTGAGGCTACTTTGACGTTTTTCAAAGGGTTTTGGAAGGAGCGGCAATTTCCTGAGAGTAATGTTGCGGAAGGTGAGGGATTTTTAGAAGGACGTGAACATGAAGTTGTGGAAATGCCACCACAACAAATAATTGTGGCATTTTCACATGGAACCAATATATCTTCACGTAAACTACCTGCCGAAGCTGGTCAAGGTTGTTTCTGGGGATTTGAACCCAGTTTTCTGAAATTTATCCACGGACTCGTCGGCGTGTCCGTTGACGATTCCCCTTCTTAGATTTTTTTCTTGAACCTCCCACTTTTTTATTATTTGAGGATTTAGGTTTAGCTTCTGACTTGGCCTCTGACTCCTTAGAAGGTTCAATACCCGCCGCTGTACTTAATTCTTTCTTAGCCTCCTCCTTAGCCTGCTCCACAGCCTTCTCTCTCACCGCCTCCTTTACTTCCTCTTTAGCTTCCTCTCTGGCTTCTGCCTTAACTTCTGCCTTAACTTCCTCTACAGTTTCTACTGGAGGTTTTACATCCGGTTCTTCTGCTTCTAATGGTTTTGTCGCTGTCTCTTGTACTGTTGTAGGGGCAAACGCTTGTTTTCCTGCTTCCACAATATCCGTCGGCACATTTTTACAGTATTCAGCAATTTTCTCGTCAAGGGTTGGAATATTCATTAATTCAAGGGCAATTCGCAAAGGCGGTATTTTCAAAGCTGGTTTAAGAATCTGTTGAAATATCGGATTACAGAAAACAGCTGGTTGATGTAAAATACTCTGTAAATTCTGAATATCATCAAACGACGGAAAACGATCCATCGGTACGCGCGGAAATTTTACTTTCGCACCTACGGTTGCCACTTCTTTTTGAGCCTGTGCTTCAATCGCATCTAATTTCTTATTAAAATCTTCTACATTTAGTTTCGCTGTATCCATCAATTGTTGTATTTGTAACCTGACAAAATCTGGACTGACAACTGTTAATATCCATAACCAAAAACCTACAAACATCGACTTTCCACCGGCATACATATCTTCTTCGATACGATTTTGAATATCTGGACTTATGAAATTATATACCCATCGTGAAGTTTTTCCCAAGAATCCCATTAATAACATATCACGACTGAATGCCCCCAAAAAGGAAAGAATACCGTCTTTCCATTCACCACGCGAAATATCAAAAATACCTAGAACAATTGATAAGACCTGTCTCAGAGTTTTATTATCATAATCTGAATTTGATAAAGAAATACTTACAAATAAACGTATCGATTCTAGAACAGCATTGATCATGGGTAAAATCATACGGGCTGGAAATTGTAGTCGAAATGGAAGATAAGGTGGTCTTGGTCCCACATGAGGGTCTTCCTTCATAGAATTAATAATCGCCACAGGTCCCAGAATCTTTGCAAGTTGCTTATTTTTTGTGTCCAGTGATGCCAGCATATTGCGAATTCCATAAAAGGCCGAATCAAGACTTAGTTGACTTGATTCAATCGCGGGTAGCGTTTGAACGAGAGAACCTTCTGTTGAGGGTTTCAAAGCCAACTGTGTGCGTTCTCCTCCCATTTGTGTTTTTTTCTCTTCTAGTTCAAAAAAGCGTGGTACACATTCTTCTAGAACTTGTTTCTGTCCCTCTGTCCAATCTAAATCTTTCGTCCACCCCTTTTCACCCTTAGCATCCTTATATGCCAAGAGTGTTGTACTAAATGTATTCATAGCACTATACAAAAAATTAGGAAGTTCATCCTTGTGTTCTTTCACGTAATTTTTTGTTTTTTCAATTTGGTCCAATACTTCTTTTTGTGTAATTTGAGCGGGTTCTGAATCAGAACCCTCCATCCTATTCTTATCCTAGTAATTATTGGCGCTTTATTCGCTTATCCGCTTCGCTTATCCGCTACACATCAAACATCCCTCCGCCTCTGCCGCCTCATATTCCTTTGCTAGTTTATCCAAGTACTCTTGACGCTCCTTCTTTTTATTCTGTGCCTCATTTGTATCGGGAACTTTCTCCTTCTCCTTCTCCTTTTCTTGTTCCAATGTTGCGAGCAATGTCGGATCTACCGTAAACTTCTGTGCCGTGACTGCTGCTCGTGTGCGCAGATAGTAGCAACCCGATTTTAGACCCTGTTTCCACGCATGGAAATGCATGCTCGTCATCTTGGCATACGACGGGTCCGCTACAAACAGATTTAAACTCTGACTCTGGCAAATGAAGGCGCCTCGCTGTGCTGCCAAATCAATCAGTGTACGCTGCTTGAGTTCCCATGCCGTGCGATACAAGAACTGAATATCTTCCGGAATTTCCTTGATTCCTAGAACACTTCCATTCTGTGCTAGAATCTTCTGCTTCAAATTATCATTCCATAGACCACGTTCCACCAAATCCTTGAGCAAGTACTTGTTCATTACAATAAACTCGCCCGCCAAGGTACGACGACTATAAATGTTGCTCGTGAAAGGCTCAAAACACTCATTGTAACCTAGAATCTGGCTCGTGGAAGCTGTGGGCATGGGTGCCATCAAAAGCGAGTTACGAATTCCATGCGCCATAATCGACTCCCTCAGGGCCGACCACGCCAGAGTTCCGTCCTGTTCCGTCAGTGGAATCACGTGCCACATATCTGGCTGTAGAATTCCCTTTGAAACAGGAGAACCCTGGTACGTTTCATAAGCTCCTTCCTTCTGTGCCAAAGCACAGGATTCCGTGAGTGCTGCGAAATACATGTGCTCGGCAATACGCTGATTTAGGTCCGCGGCCTCCTTGGAATCCCATGCGTACCGCATGAGAGCAAAGACATCTGCCAAACCCTGAATACCCAAACCTACCGGACGATGACGCATATTCGATCGACGCGTCTCAACGGTTGGGTAATAGTTGATATCAATCACACGATTCAAATTGCGAATGGCTATACGCGTAACATACTCTAGTTTGTCGAATTGGAAAACTCCATCTTTAACAAAGGCTGGGAGACCGATTGAGGCCAAATTACAAACTGCTGACTCGTTAGCGTCACTGTACTCAATTATCTCGACACAGTTCCCTGTGAGTATGCCATTAAATACACCCGCATGATTCGCAGGTTCGTTGAAACAATATGTATCATCTACACGACCAAGGTCGATTACTGACTCAACTGTTACAAACTGTTCGGCATTTCGCTGTGGTTCGCGAATGGTCCAAACAAGGCGATGTGTAGTAAGTCCAAGATTACCAAGACGATAAAGTCCACTTGAACTAATAAGAATACGCCAAATTGCCTGACAGTTAAACTCTTTCTTACCTCCATGCCCGTCAGGAAGTATTGCAACATGTACATCACGACTCTTTGTTACCTTTGCTGAAACACCAAGGGTTTGTAGCATAAGACGAATATCTTCAAGAAATGTAAAGTGAATCGAACAAATCTGTGCTGACTCATTATCTCCATTTCGTACAATACATCCATCACTATCAAGAAGACCCGCAAACCAATCAAGACGACACTTAATCGACGCATTCATGGGAACATAAAATTTCTCCTTGAGTTCATCGGGCAAACATGTATTAATACGACCTGTAGCATCAGGCGTATACGTTGATGAACGAATGGCAAGGTGTTCGATCAAGTTTTGTTTCTCACCATAAAGACATAGAATTTTCTTTCCATTATTCATTGTACCATCACCACAGAAGAATCCGTGTGTGTAAGGATGTAGAATATTCTCATTTGCATTTCCCTCCATGACTGGAAAGTCACACTTTGCCAATTTCATACCCTCCTTCAGGTCCTGTGCCGCAACACGTGTAGCGTCTTTCAGGGGCTTTCGATCGTGATACGCCTCACGAATGATAAATTTATGATAGGGGGTACAGTGGAGTGATGCTCCGTTACTCAAATTTACATGAATAAGGCGTTGGGTTACACCTGTTTTATGGACGGTTGTCGTGGACCATCGTTCTCCATTCCACACCTTTACGGTTTCATTTTCAAGAGTAGAAATTTCTACATGACCCTTATCGGTAAGAATCAGTGTCTCGGGTGCTACGCATAAATTTGAAGACTTGATCGTTCCCAGATTCTTCTGATTGCTCTTTAGATTTGCGGCGTCCTTGTACAAGATATACGGCGTACCCGTCTCCATCTGTGTATCCAGAATCTGGAACCACAGTTTCTGAGCACTGACTGTCTTACGACCACGACCCTCGCGCTCGTAGCGTATATACAATTCCTCGAATTGCTCACCCACCACGTCGGCAAGTCCTGGGGCTTCCGTGGGGCAGAACAGAGTCCACTCCCCATCCTGCTCGACACGCTTCATGAACAAGTCTGAAATCCATAGAGCATAGAACAAATCACGTGCGCGCTCCTCTTCCGTCCCTGAATTCAATTTGAGACGCAGGAAATCCTCCACATCGGCATGCCAAGGCTCCAAATAAATCGCGAAAGAACCGTTGCGTTTTCCGCCACCTTGATCAACGTAGCGTGCCGTATTATTAAAGACTCGCAACATCGGTACAAGACCATTACTCATTCCATTCGTTCCACGAATAATCGAACCCTTGGCACGAATACTATGACAGTGAAGACCAATTCCACCCGCATACTTGGAAATCATTGCGCAATCACTCAGCGTCTTGTAAATTCCCGCAATACTGTCATCATGAATCGACAGAAGGAAACAAGAGGATAATTGCTGCCTTGGTGTGCCAGCATTGAACAGTGTCGGCGTGGCATGTGTGAAATATTTATGACTCATGATATCATAGGTCTCAAAGGCACGGGATATATCGTTTGACCACAGCGCAAGAGCCACGCGCATCCAAACATACTGTGGACGTTCTAGGATTTTCCCTGTAGCATCCTTGAGCAAATAAGATTTCTCAAGAGTCTTGAACCCGAAATAATCAAAGAAGTAATCACGATCGTGCTGAATATAAGCATCGATTTCTCGGCCGTGACGTTTGATTACGTCCAGAAGTTCCTCGCTAATGTATGACATTGGCTCGCCCGTCTTGGGCATTTTCTGATTTCCGAGCGTGTTCATAACAGCACAGAAAGAAGGGTCAGTATTCTTATGGTGATTACTCACAGTAATACGCGCGGCCAGCGTGCCGTAGTCTGGATGGACGGTCGCGAGATTTGCGGAGAGTTGGCTTGTGAGTTCATCCAGTTCCGTTGTCTTGACACCGTCATAAATCTGTGCGAGAATCTTCTGCGCAATGGCTGCTGGGTTTACAGTAAGATTGTCTGAGGCTCGCTTGATACGCTCCAAGACCTTGTCGAAACTGACCTCCTCCTTGCGCCCGTCCCGCTTCAAGACATACATGCTACGATTGGGAGAGAAATCCATTTAGTATCTATGCCGCAAAAACGTGGTGACACCTTATCAATTTTTTACTTTTCACGGTACAAATAGATAGGCGAATGAGTCAATTCGCTATGAATGCCACCGCAACTGTAGTAATTATTTTTATAGCCCTTGTATTATCGCTGGGTCTTATGCGATATCAAGAAGCCGCGGGAGTACCCATTGTACGTGCGGGTATCCCAGCAACGTGGGCCATGTACCCTAGCAAAGAAGGATTTCAGAATGAGGGCTCCTTAGAACCCATTAAAAGAACACTAGAACAATGGCTTCCTGCTCCCGAAGCATTAGTCAAGAAGAGTGACTGTGATACCAATGCCCCCGCCCCATACAAAAGCGAAGGCAAGAACCCTTCCAGCAGTTATACCCTTCTCGATGGTTGGCTCAAACCGGTCGTGGCTCCCTGTCCCGTCGGTCCCACTGCTCAACAATGCTGGAATAAAGATTATACACGCTCTCTTGAACGTGCGGGCTCTTTTGCGCAACGTACCAACAATTACCAACACGGAAACGCCGAGTCTTGTACGGCATTGAATCACGATTTGATTCTTGATTTCTACAAACCGGTGACAAGTGAGGGGGCGTTTCAGGTCTAGACCAGTGCCCAGCGGTCTAAAACAGAATAAAGTAATATATATATCCACATTGTAATGAAAGATATGTATATATATGGTGATAGCCATCCTCTTTTATTATTTAATAACTGTAAACTTCCCCATACAAATCTCTTTCAATACGCTATAACCATGTATCGTATAGGACGAGATAACTCAATTTATAATTTTAAGAAAGAACATAATCAGGCAGATAGAGTTTTTTGTTTACTGTACGGAGAAGTGGACGTTCGATGTCATATAGGGACCCATGTAAAGAATGGTAGGAAACTACATGATATTTGTTACGAACTGGTACTATCCTATTTTAATACTATTTACAATAATATAATAAGATATGAAAAAATAATCATAATTGCCATTCCACCACCCGTGGATAAAGCAGACCATAATCATAATCATGATATACCCTTTGTTGGTACGAATTCAGAACGTGTGTATTATACAAATGTTATGAATACATTACTTGAAGAATTTTGTAATCAGTTTTCCTATATATATTTTAATCCATATGAGCCTTATAAACGGGAGGATGGATGTTTGAACTATACACTTTCTGATAATTGTCTACATATAGGAGATAACGCGCACTTTTTGAACGAGTTGTATAAGATATTGTTATAGCACCATTTCCGCCTTTTCTGATTTCTCTGATTCTGTATCTACGAAAGCATATTTCGGTTTTGCTTCACGAGGTTTTCTCGAAGATTCTGGAAGTGTCCATGCCCCTGTTTTGGCTGCTTCCACGTCCTTCCAGAAAGCTTCTTCTGCTGGTACACCCAAACTCTGATACCAATCTCGTGATCGCTTGACTGTCGTGAGAAACCACACATTTGTATGCCACGCAATTTCCTCCACGATTTCTTCACCTTCTGCCAAGGTGGGACGCCATTCCGTATCGTTAACGGGTGTGTATTCATAGCGTAGCTCCTCACCCTTCTGTACAATATAAATAACACCTCTATATTTCGGAGTTTCTTCTGGTGCTTTGTAGGAAGTCTTATAAGTCGATACAAACTTCACTTCTAAATAATCACATTCTTCTACATCTCCCACCTCCATTTGGATTTGCATTTGAATATGATAATCTTCTGGAACTTTATTGAAAATTTCGCGTGTGACCGGTGCCTTGAATTCCACGAAACGTGCGAGGTGTTCTTTTGACTCTGTGTTATCCTGGACGACCAGTCCATCAGGGCTCGCACCCAAGCGTGGATTGGTTTTATGACGCAGACGACCCAATTCACCCACTTTGGTATTTGTCAAGGCCTCGTATAACTGTTTCACAACAGGCTCGAATCGAATTCCCCACATGAACGGATTTAGATTTTCTGTGCGGACGACTGTACAATTTCCTGGTTCTCGCTTCGTAATACCCGCTTTTTCCAGAACAAGTTGTCCTCGTGTCCTACCACCCTTGAACAAAGTAGCATACTGACTTCCAGACAAAATTCGCTGCGATTCCTTGTACCATTCTTCTGTACGCTGCTCCACTTGTGGAAGCGACAAAATCCGGGTCAAAATGGATTGTTTTTCTTCAACTGTGATAGTTTTTGGGGCTAGCTCTGGTTTTTTCGATAATTGTCTATAGAGTCCCAACATTCCAAGAAGAATTGTTGTGCCATAGACATATTCCACACGTGGAATAATGTTTGAATAAACACGCCACAATTCATAACAATCATCCGACCATTGTTCGATAGTCGATTCAATAGGGATAGATCCTAGAAAATCTGCCACATTCAGTATCATGTTCCATGCTACTGGATGTGTAGTATGTGCCATCAATTTTAAAAGGCTGACCCCTTCTACTTATAGTGTTACTTCCGTCTTAAGCGGTTCAGTAACTGCTCCTGGCTTACGTTTGCTCGTGGAGCCCGCCTTACGCTCCAAAATCTGATAAATCATTCGTCCATCCGCATGTTTGTGTGAAACGAGCCCCTTGATTTCCATAATCTTCTGCTGCTCTGTATCATATGTCACAACAGTCTTGCTATTGAGTTGCTTCTTATCTAGGGCCTTGGTCAAGAGAAGAAAGAGTGCTTGTTGATCCGCGTCCGAAAGGGCGCAACGTGCGCGCTCTTCATGAACGAAAAGACGTAGACGATTCAAACGCACACCACGCTCCAGACGATGCCAAGGACGTGTATAAACATCATTGGCATGGGTTGTTAGAAATGTATTGAACTGGCTGGATTGGGTATTTAGAGAACCGAGAAAAGAACCACTCACATCTACGGCGGGTATGGCGGGTACGGCGGATACTGTGGGTACAGCAATATCTTCTAAGGGTCCTACTGGACCTGGTGAGCGTTTGCGTGTCTTGGCAACACTCATTCTATATATATTGTTAATGTTCCTTTAGGGTCTTATGAAAGTATTTTTTGTAAAACCGACTCAAGCGAAACACCCGAAATCTGATATTCATGTGTGGAAACGGCAAATCCAAGACATTCATTTTTGGTACCCGCCGCGCATGGATACCAAAAGGTTTTCCATGCCAGCGTTTCTAGATCTGAATCTTCCAAATCATGTGCTTGCGTAAATTCATTCACGGGAGTTCTTTCCAAATTCACTTCTATCCATATCGTGGTGCCAATGATTTTTATCGTTTTGAAATAAATCTCCTGTTCATTCATATACTCCGCATACCATTTGGCCGCCTTTTCTGCCGAACCATCAAACGATTCCACAATCACTTTCTTACCACCCGCTAAAAGCATATGTACTGTATATAAATCGATTTTACCGAGAATTCCCTCAAATTGTTTCGGCTCTTCTTTGGCGTATACAAAAAAGGAGTATTGCTTTGTTTGCGCCATTGTCAATCTATAAAAATATACAAGAGCCGTTTAGATAAGGATAGAATGCTTCGCTTCCCCGTAAATCCTGGCCCACCCATGGTTCTTCCTGAATTCAGTATTCGTTCACGACGTGAACAACCCACTCGTGATCTCTATAACGCCCGACAATATGAGCACTGGAATAGCGACGTTCCTGGCCCTGAACAATCACGCCCTGACACGTCGAAAGGTGCGCCTCACCAAGATATGAAACCCATCAATACACGAACCGTTACACATGATTATCGTCAAGCGCAACCCTTCGAAGCCACAGCACCCTCTCAACTTTCTGGCAATCCGTATTTTCAGAAATACGATGTTACCTCGGATCCACGTAATGTTGCGCGCGAACTCCGCTCCGCCGTCTATGAATACAACTCTCCTCGCGATCAAAGTGTGAATAACCACATGCTAGAACGTAATTTTGAGAGTCGCTATATCCCTGAACCCGAAATACAAACAACCTATGAAAAGGCCATTGACGTCTACGTCGGCATGCGGCCTAAATTAAATGATATGAAGGCCACGTTTCGATAATTGCTTCGCGCTTTAATCAAAGGTGATTTCTGTCGAGAAATCATGCTTGTGCATGAGTTTCGTACTACTCTGAACCTTTTCCGTCCTGCGGCGGCGTGTCTTTGACTCTGTCGAACTCGTCGAGAGAGATGCCGAACTTACCGAGACTAGTGTGTCTGCCGAGACAACAGACAGTGTCGTGACATTGGAGGCAGTGGAGCCCGTCGAGCCCGTCGAACTCTGTGTGCCGTTTCCTCGCGCCAACTTTTCCTCCCGCTGAATATCCTCCAAATGCTCCTTCATATATTCCAGAATCTTCTTCTCAAATGCCCACCGAAAAAAGTTCAATTGCCCTACTGTTGTAATAAAAGGTTCGTGAGTTCCACACTGAAACTGAATACGCTCTCTCCGACAAAACGGATCAAACATCTTCTTACTAAACGCCTTGAGTTGGCTCTTGTACTGTGAATAAACAATAAATTCTTGTTTATCCACCGAATATGATATATGGTGCTTCTTTGCGTAATTCGTGACAAACCAATCAATCACTCGCAACGATAACTCACCCTCACCCTTTAGGATTGGGATCAAGGTCGATAAATCATTGTGTGAATTATAAAAACGTTGGAGACTCACAATCAGTAACTCCCGCCGACACGGAATCTTACGCTTCCTTGTCTCTGAATAACTCGTTTCCACTTCCATGACTAGATAGTTATATTTTCTTTTTTTAAGCCATAATTAGAGGAATGTACGGAGGTACGTCGATCGACGATATGCTTGTTGAAATGGGGAATACATCCTACAATAACAATACAAAGAAAATAATACAGCAAAATTTAACGAATTTGTTATATTCTAAAAAGAGTTGTGCTACACCAGATTGCGGCGAACTACGAGGATTTATCGATAAATTCATTAAACACAAGATAACAGGTAAAAAGGGGCGAGCAGGACCAACTACGACTGCCAAGGCCAGGCCAATGCATGCCCCACCCCCTACAACACCTAGACCACCTGCTGCTGCCGCTGCTTCTAGAGTTAATCCTAATATTAGAGCTGCTCGTGCTGCTGCTGCCGCTGCTGCTGCTGCTAATAATGCAAGCCCTAAAGGTTTATTTGGAAGTAATGATTTTGAAGAAGAGGCTGCTGCCGCTGCTTCTAGAGTTAATCCTAACATTAGAGCAGCTCGTGCTGCTGCTCGTGCTGCTCCTAATAATGTAAGCCCTGGCGGTTTATTTGGAAGTAATGATTTTGAAGAAGAGGCTGCTGCCGCTGCTTCTAGAGTTAATCCTAATATTAGAGCTGCTCGTGCTGCTGCTCGTGCTGCTGCTCCTAATAATGTAAGCCCTGGCGGTTTATTTGGAAGTAATGATTTTGAAGATAATGTCAATGCAGGTACCAACAACACTGAAAATGATGGACCGAATGTACCAAGTAATTTTTCAAATAAAAATGCTGTTGTAGCAAATAATCCATTAGGCAAGGTACAAAATACGAAAAAACGAATTCCAAATAATGCTGTTGTAGCAAATAATCCATTAGGCAAGGTACAAAATA